CGCAGCTTGCGCGGATCTGCCTTCTCTAGCAGTTTGGTGATTGCGTCAATGTAGCCTTGTCGGTCTGTAGTGTTCATTCTGATGCCTCCTATGTGATGTAAAATTTAATATGTGTGAGGTGGTTCCCGTGATATGGAATGTTGGATTTCGGAAAAATATCACGCGGGTTATCAATGCGGTATTTAAGAAAAAGGACGCTGCAGAAGAATCGCAGCCATTGAAGGTAGAACGACCAAACAGTATTTGGTGCGAAAATCCTCAACCAGTTGTTTTAATTGACCCTGATACAGGGGAGGAATTTGTTGATTTCCCGGAGCACTCGATTCCTAACAGGATTCGCCAAATTTTAGATTCTTTTTTGATAATAGAAAGAACCTCTGACGTTGACACTTTGTTTTCTAGGTATGACTTTATACTTCAAAGCCTTGAGGAGCTAATCAAATATGAAAAAATAGGTTTCGGATTTGATTTTAGTCCCAAAGAACTTTATGACATGATGAAACTTTCTCTGTCGGATTTGTTTGAAGTAGTTGTTGAAAATTCATATATCAAGGAACTAGAAAAGCTACTGTCTCTAAAAACTCAAAAGGGAAAACAATCTTCAATTGAGAAGTGGAGAGATTCTTTTTCATCTGACCGCATTACATATTCTATGATGGGGTATGTAACAATTCGATTTGATAAAATGCAAAAGTTGATTGGATGTAAAGAGGTGTAATCATGGCATATACATGTCCTGTCTGCGGCGGCAAGCTGGGTCTTCTGAACCGTGAGAAAAGCGCGGACGGCTTGATTTGCGCCAGCTGCAGCAACTTTCTCTTTTCAAAATTGGGCATCCGGGCTGCAAAGCAACCGACAGATGTTCTTGCGGCTTACTGGGCTACACTAGAACAGCGTCGGAAGGTGTTCAAAGAAACCGATTCCATCTATGATGGTGACGCGCTCTTTGTGTCGATTGACAACCCCAACCGGCTGTTTTGCATTGGACACCGCAGTGGTGATAAAGGCCCTCGCATGATCTACAGCTTTGATGAAGTCGCCGGTTATGAATCTGACGCGCCTGACGATCTGACGGTGACAGAGACAAAGGGTGGTATTGGCCGGGCCATGATCGGTGCAGCCGTTGCTGGTCCTGTGGGTGCGATCGTGGGCGCTGCTACCGCCAAAACAGAGACCCGCAAAGGCAGCCGCAGCAAAGAAAACGTGTCCATCCGTTTTACGCTCCCTCTTGGAGAAACCAGTCTGCCGACAACGGTTTATCCCGGCGGAATGACTGCGTTTCTCAAGAGTTGCAAAGGTTCTCCAGAACAGCCGCGGGGCACCGCTCCGGCTGCCCCTAGCTCCGCCGATGAACTTTTGAAGTTTAAGCAGCTACTGGATATGGGGGCCATCACGGAAGCGGAGTACAACGCAAAGAAATCTCAGTTGCTTGGCCTGTGAACTTGTTCACAACCATATTATAAAACCGCTGGTTGTTGGCGTCAATCCCCATTCGAGCACTGTTTTTAGTGAAAAAATCCACAAAAAAATGCGTATTTGCAAGATGCGCGCGGCATGCACGAGCAATGTGCAAAAAATGCACGTTGCTATTCGCGGTTGCAAGGATGTTGCAAATTTTGCAACAGGTCAGCAGCCAGCGCCCCGCCGGGCGTACCGGCTGCGTTACGCAGGGCTTGCACCTCCGGCAGGGCCTTATCTTGAATGTAAGCGCGAGCAAGGCGCTGCTGCTCCGGGGTCATATCCAAATAGCAGGCCAGCAGGGCACGGGCATGGGTGCGAAAGTGTGACAGCTTTTTCATAACTCATTCCTCCCAAGGTGCAGGGGTGCGTTCGGTGCCGGTCAGGATGCTGGCGGGCATTCCGTCGATGATGGTCATTTCCGGGTCTTGGTTGCTTGTTTGACCGTTTTTCATTTTGTTTTCCTCCTGATTTTTGGTAATTGTGTCAACTTATGTACCAAATTCTACCATGCGCCGTTGGAAAATAAAATACGGATAAAATTTGTCGAATGGCGCGGAATTTTTCTGCGCCATTTTTTGTTAAAAACACACTGGTTTTATGGGGGCGAAAGTATGAGTTATTTTACGGCGAGCCAAATCGGGAAAGCACTTGCAAAAGCACGGGTGTCTGCTGGCCTGAGCCAAGCGGAGATCGCAAGGCGCATCGAAAAAGGAGAGCGCACCGTGCAGAGCTGGGAAAAAGGCTGCACCAGCCCGGACAGTGACGAGATCATGGACTGGTGCACGGCGTGTGGCGTGTCTCCCATATCCGTGTTCATGGAGATGATCCACCCGGATCTGTACAAAGCGCCGGATGACGACAAGGCAGACGAGAAGCTAAACGCGGAGTTGCGCCGTCTCGTGGTAAAACTGCCGCCGCTGACGAAAAGGCTGCTTCTCTTCATACTGAAGGGCAGTCACGGCAGCAGCCCGCCTGCTGTCATATCGGAGATAGCTGCAAACCTGCACTGCCCGCTGAATAACCGGGTCAGCGTGTGCGGGACAATCATCGACCAATACAACTTTGCCCAGAGCATGGGCCTAGACCCGTGCCCGGACGCTCCACACCCTCCCATTGACGACCTGAAGATCAACTACAAGGCCGGAAGAGCCGCTGCTGAAAATGGTGCCTTCGGATATATCGGGCAGAAAAAGGAGTAAGCCGTGAAATGCGTAAGGCCATGCTGCCGGAAAGAGATCCCGGATGGTGCTTCTTTTTGTCCGTGGTGCGGGAAGAAGCAGCCGGAAGCCGCCCCGCAGCAAAGAAAAAAGCGCCGCCGTCCCAAGGGCAGCGGCAGCGTGTATAAACTGAACGGGGCGCGGGCAAGACCGTATGTGGCGCTTACGGCCTGCAGGGACGTTCTGGGCACGTTTGAAACGGCAGGCGAAGCCGTACAAGCATTAGACGCTTACAACGCCCAGAACACCCCCGCAGCGCGTCTGAAGTGCACCTTTGCGGATGCCTATGCCCAATGGAAAGCGCAGCCCAAATTTGACAAGCTCAGCACGGACATGCAAAAGGGGTACGAGCTGGCCTATGCAAAGGCTGCGCCTCTATACGACCGACAATTGCGGGACTTGAAAGCGGCAGATTATCAACAGGTCATTGACGCAATGGTGGAAAAGGGACTCTCCCGCAGTTCCTGCGAAAAGCAGCGCACACTTTTCAGCCAGATCTGCGAGTGGGCAATGGCGCAGGACATCATAAACAAAAATTACGCCATGCTGCTGCAACTCCCGGCAGCTACAGGAAAAGCAGAGCGCACCCTGACCGTCCAAGAGATCGAGCAAATCAGCAGCCGACAGAACGACCCGAAGTTTGGGCAGACGGCGCAAATCGCAATGGTGCTGCTTTATACCGGTATGCGCATTGACGAGCTGCTTTCCATGCGCTGCGACGATGTGCACCTGAAAGAGCGGTACATGCAGGGCGGTGAAAAGACAGAAGCAGGCAAGAACCGCATCATCCCCATCCTTGATCCCATTTACAAGATCATTGCCTTTTGGATGCTTGACAGCGGGTGTGAATGGCTGATTCCATCCAAGGCCGGCACAAAGCTGGATAAGCGCAACGTGGCTACAAAGTTCCGGGCGTTGATGCAGGAATGCCATATAGAGGGTGTGCATCCACACACGCTGCGCCATACAGCCAGCAGCAAGATGGTGGAGTGTGGTCTGGAAAAGACCGCCGTGCAGGCCATCCTCGGGCACAAAAATTTCTCCACCACGGCCAACAAGTACGTGTCCCACAACGATCCAGCCTATTTGTTGCAGGAAATGCAGAAGATGAAGTACTGATTTGTTAGGCTGTTTGTTAGATTATCACGTTCATTCAGGAAATTTCAAGGCATTTCAAGCAAAAAGAAAACGCACGGACGATTCGTTTTCATCGTTCGTGCGTTTATTTTTGGAGCTGGTGACAGGAGTTGAACCTGCAACCCACTGATTACAAATCAAATATATTTTGCGGTATATCGTTATAACAATTAGATTTGTTTGCTTATTGTTAGCTTATGAAGTTTGAACTTAAGTTTTGGTTAGTCTATCACATTTGCAAAAATATTGCAATGATGCAATCAAATTGTCCTTATTTTTCGCATCACAAGCTCATATTCCTTGGGATACACAAGCTTAATGGCGCTCATATGCTCGTCCAGAATATCCATCAGCGCGCCAAAAGGGGCGGCGCTTGCAGCTTCCACAAACTCGCTTTGAGGCGGCCCGGATGTAGAGTATGCCTGGAGCATCGGCTCTGGCACGGCCTCAATATTGGACGCTGAATCTTGTTTTTCTTTTAGCTCATCTCGCACAGTGCAAAGGGCAGCAAGCTTGTTGACGCTCTGCCAACTGGTTTCTTCGCACTTGAGCTTGCGGATATGCTCGTTGATCTCGTCAATGTCCATGCCTGCCGCCCTCCTCCCTTATGCGTTGCGCAAGATGTCAGCCGCCCGCTTGTATGCGTCGCGCTCCGCGCCGGTGGCTTCCTGCATCATGTCCTCGATGTCAGAGATCATGCGCTCACGGCCATCCGTGCGGGAGTAGTGCCCGCGCACATAGTGACGGCCACGGTTGGCGTAGCTGTTGCCCCGGCTGTAACCGTTCCCGGCATCGCGGTTGAAGGATCCGCGCATGTCAGCTTCCCACTCACCCGCACGGCTGTACTCGCCGCCCTCGCAGTAGTCCTCGATGCGGTGGATGTCCAGAATGATATCCACGATCTCGCCGATCATCTCGATATCACCCGGGGAACGGTTCTTTTTGTCGGTCAACTCCATGAGCTCTTCGCACATCTCATCCTTCAGATGATTCAGTTTATCCAGCATGACTTTATCTCCTTTCTTATGCTACCCGCTCAACGATCAAATTGCTGTTTGCAATGCTGACCGCCTGCGTGCTGATGTTTTTAACCGCCACGGTCAAGCAGCAGCCACGCGGCACCTCGATAAACGCGGCCACGAAAACGTTGAAGTAATTTTCGACTGCCGCCGGGGTGACAATCGCGGTCGCACTGGTCAGCGACTCACCGCCGACAGCCAGCGCCACGGAAACGGGTCCCACAGTGCCGCCGGTGGGAATGGCGATATTGCCGCCAAAGCTTACCTTGAAGCGCGCTTTGCATTGATTGGTCAGACCGCGCAGGGTCACGAGGCCGCTGCCCTCACGGTGCATGATGCAGGCAGGGGCTTTTACCGCGGTCTCAGTCAGGGGAAGGTTTTCACCCGCTGCCACACTGACGGTGTTAGAGTTGCTAAATTCGGCCATTTTATCGGCTCCTTTCATAGAAAAACGCCGGGACTGCTGCCCCGGCGCTCTGGTTCGCAAAATCAGCTCAGGGGGCTGAACATTTTGATGTGGGCGTTTCCATTTTGGAAACAACCACTCAAAAAGTTGCCGTGATTCATTTATGCGCAGTTGCCGCAACCGGTCCCACAGCCATAGTAAATGGCGTTGGGGTTGGGCACCTGATAGGCAGGCACGGGAGCTTTCTGCTGCAGAGTCCCGATGATCTGGTTGGTCTGCGCGTTCATCGCGGTGGTCAGGAAGGCGCTCTGGCGATCCTGAGAAGCAGCCCGGCGCAGCTCGTTGTTCTCGCTCTGCAGGGTGGCGATCTTATCGTTGGTCAGGAAGTCGAGCACCGCGCGGGTGTTGCTGTTCTGATTTTCGATGATATCCCGGGTGTTGCTGTTCATGGTGTTCTGCGTTGCGCAGAAGCCCTGCTGCATCTGGTTCCGGGTGTCGCACTCCTGAGTGGCCAGATTGTAGTTGACACCCTGGATCGCGGTCTGGGTCTTGCAGCAGCAGTCTGCCAGCTGTGTAGCCAGAGCATTCTGCCCCTGCATCAGCGCGACATTGGTGCTGTTGAAGCCCTGCTGCATGGCGTTGGTGACACCGTTCAGGCCCTGCTGCACGCCGTTGAAGCCCTGAAGCATCCCGGTGTTCATGGCGTAGAAGCCATCGCACAGGCCGCTTTCCAGCCCATTCAGCTTGTTCATTACGCTCTGATTGTCGAAGCCGCGCTGCAGGTCTGCCTGTGTGACAGCGCTGGTCATATAAGGCGAAGCGCCGCCCATGCCGCCGCCCCAGCCAAAGCCGCCCATGCCGCCCCAGCCGAACATGCCGAAAATCAGAAAGAGGACGATCCAGCCCATCCAGTCGCCTCCCCAGCCGTTGAAGCCGTTGCTGTAGCCGTTGGCGGGCTGCACCGGCATGGTCAGAACCGTGCTATCAGAAGAAAGAGACATAGTTTTACTCCTTTACGTTAGATTTTGAAATTTATTCTAAATGCGGCCGCATTTCAGAATCCAAACATGTTTTTCATGCCGTTGAGCATCGGCGCGATCTGCTGCGCCCGCTGCTGAATGGCGTTGAGCTGCTGCTGTGAGAGCTGGCCGGAGGTGAGCATCTGATTTATCATCTCCTGCGGGTTCTTTCCCTGCATCTGGCCCATAAACTGCTGGAACTGCCCGCCAATAGGGTTCTGAGCCTGTCGGCCCATCGAATTAAACAAGCTGCTGCCCATCGTTTAGCCCTCCTTTTTCGGCTCTGGTGCTTCCTGCTTTTCCAACGCCGCCAACTTTGCCGCCAACTCGTCGAACTCCTTGCGGGTGACATACTCCCCGCCTGCGGCTTGCGTGGCTGCAATCGACGCTTTGGGGCCGCTGGTGCGTTCCTTGTAGTCGTAGATGCGGAGCGGGAACGGCCTGCCGTCCTGCCCCACTTCTTTGATGTAGAAGGTATCGGAATCAGCATCCAGTAAAAGCACCCGGCTCCCGTTGGCGACCAAATAGCCCCGGGCCGCTGCTTCTCCCTGTACCCAGATAAAGCCGCTGTCAGTCGGCGCGGCCTGCCCCTGCATTGTCGGCATCATGACGGGCTGGGGCTGGTACTGTGCTGCCCTGAGCTGCTCAAGCTGCCCTTGCGGCTGTTGCGGGTAATACACTTGCGGGTATCCGTTATAGATCGGCATCGTTTACTCCTCCTTATACCAGTAGTAAATCGGGCATTCTGCGCCGCTGTCCCAGCTGTCCCACCACGCGCCGTCGATCACGGTCAAGACGTGCCCGGAGCAGCCCAGCACATACACGCCGCGCGGGTACTCCCGGGCAAAATCTGCTACGGTGTAACAGGTGGTGCAGTCTGCCTCCACCAAACGGCGCTTGTAACCCTGCTTTTGGAGGTATGCGCCCCATGTGCGGTTGGCGCTGGGCATATCGCCGAGGGCGTAGCCGGTGAGCGCCAGCGCAATATACGCTTGCTCCCAGCTCTGACCGGTGGCCGCAGCTACCGCCCGCACTACGCAGTCCCCGACGCCGCTTCCGTGCGGGTTTGGGTTAAACCTGTGCCACATGGCACCCCCTCCCTTTGCGCCCAGTGTACTTTTTTAAACCGTCGGGAGAGACAACGAACGCACAACGAAGGACAAAAAAGAAAAGCGCCCACACGGAAAAATCCGCATGAGCGCTTAACTGTTAAGGGCTTCACATTGGAAGCAAAAATAAAATATCACGTTTTGACTTGCAAGACAAGAGCTTCGACAAAACTAGTGCGAATAAAACAAAATCCCCCACTTTGCCTACAAAGCAGGGGATTTTTTGTAAAATCAAGAGCGGAACCGCCCACAGGCAATGCCGCTCTCTACAAAGGCCGTCGCCTTTCAAATATCCGCCCTGTTGTGCTTCTTCGAGAGGCCGGGTGGATTTGTTAGTTTAATTTTATCGCACATCCAGTATTTTATCAATGATTTTCAACCTATTACCAATCGATGTACGGCAATAAGGCACACGCGCTGCAATGTCAACTTGGCATAGCTGGTCAACGTACCGCAACCGGGCGATTTTCCGGTCATACCTCCCAAGCGGCGCACGCTTTATCACAGCTTTTATCTGTTCTGCATTAAGCCCTTGCAACGCTGGCGGAAAGACTACACGAGCCGCCGCCACAAGCAGCACCGAGCCAGAAGGGCTGCGGCAGCTGTCCAGCGTTGCGCACCATTACGGTGACGTTACCGAGACGGTATGTTTTCGTGAGGCCGCGAAAACATGCGCAGACCATTTTCGTGACGTGCCGAAATTGTTCTTGTGCGGCGTACATTTTGTAGAGGTCAACAAAATGCTCGTATGTAGTGCTTGCCATGATATCACTCCTTATTGTGAACAATGAGATAACGAATTGTGGAAATTTTGACGATAACGCTATCGTCTGGGTTGTTTTGTTGCACACCGCTGAGCGCAACGTATTCGCCATTTAGCCACAAAATATTTCCTTCCAACCGCATGAGCCATTTTCCGCTACCATCGAAATCAGCGGCATGATTATCCAAGTCGATTTCGAGGTAAAAACCATCGTTCTGTTTTGCAAAGTATTTTTGCAGAACAGAAACGATTTCTTCCAAACTCATGTTTTCAGAATCAGCAATGACTTTGATGTAGTGGTAATGAAACATTTTTTGTCTCCTTACTCCTTGCTATCCAAAACGGTTACTGCATACACGCGGAGGTTTTCCAACTTTTCGATAACAGCCTTATAAGTTGCTTCCGTTGCGATGTGCGCGATGCGCTCCAGCTCGTTGTTCTCCTTTGATGCAGCGATAATTTCATCCGCAGATACGCGTTTCATGGTTTCAATCAAATCGAGCAAATCTTCGATATTTACTGCGTTCATGTGTTATGCCTCCTTACTGTGTGATTTCCTCAGCGTTCGCCTTGTCCTTAGCATCCAGTGCATCGTAGTACGCCTGCGCAAGGGCTTCCACCTCTGCAATGTCGTCCTCCGTCAGCAGGCCGCTGTCCAGATGGGTGTACGCCTTGTCCAGCCAGTATGCCACGTCGCGTCCTGCGGCGATTTCTCGCTTGATGGAGCGCAGGGTCAGGTCATGCCGGGCTTTGCTTTTGATAGCCATAATGTATGCCTCCTTTAGGTGGTAGTCATGGACGCGATTGCGTCCTCAAGATTTTTGACGACGAGATTTACGTCCCGCTGGTAGTCCAGCTTAACCCCAGCGCCATCACTCGCTTGCACCACTGTGTCGGGGCTGTAAGCTGTGAGGGCTTTATAAGCAGCAATTTCAGCAGTGGTGAGCGGGGTTTCGATGGGAGTGGCTAGAGCGTAGAATAAAATGTATTCTCCTTCTTCCGGGTTTTTAGCGTCAATGGGAATGAAAACCTGCGCATTGTTTGTGTCTACATAAAAGTGAATGGTATCGCTAGTAAACGAAACTAAAAATGGCAATCTATTGCATAGGGCTTTTGCTGTATAATCTTTACCTTTGAGTGGCAACAGAATCGCAAGTCGTTTTGTTACCGCAAGGTTAGTGACACCTGTAATTACACAGGTTGACAAGTCTACAGCGTTCACCCTCTTCACCTTCACCCCTCTTTCCAAGTCCACCTCGTCGCACACCCATTGCTGGCCCTGCGGGTCAGTGTAGTTGCCGCCAGAGGGAACAGGAATACCGGGCAGACCGGTAGGCGTTTGCAGAGTGAGAGTTTGCTCCTTGTCGTTTCCATCACTCACCTTGACCACCACGCTCCCGCCGTCACCAGCGCTCACGATAGGCACAGGGGCATCCGGCGTGGGTGTGCCGTCCTGCGTGCTCTTGCCGTACACGGTCAGGCCGCACAGGGGCGCAGGGAAAGCGTCGTCAACGGCGATAGGGTTGCCTGTTTCCGTGCCGATAAGGATGTTCTGCCGTGCCTTGACTGCGCTGATCGCGTCACCTGTGGCTTTTGCATCGGCAGCTTCGCCCTCGTGGGTGAGGGTGGTGTCCAGTGCTACGGCAGGGCCGGTCTCGCCTTTAGGGCCTTGCGGGCCGGTATCACCTTTTTCGCCCTTAGGGCCAGTGGCACCCGTAGCACCCGTGGGGCCTTGAGGGCCTTGATCACCCTGCGGGCCAACCGGACCGATGGGGCCAGTGTCGCCTTTGTCACCCTTCTCGCCTTTGAAGTTTCCGTTTGCAATGCCGTCCTTGAGGGCTTGCAGGCTGCCAGCGGCCTTCTGAGCGCTCTGATCTGCACTGCCCGCACTGGTGGCAGCTTCACTGGCGGCGGTCTGTGCGGCTTTGGTGGAGGCTTCCACCTGCTTGAGGGCCTTGTCCCGGGCTGTGTCCACAGCCTGCGTGGCGGCGGTCTGCTTGTCACCGATGGCTTTCAGTGCGTCCTCTTTGGCGGTGATGGTGTCAGAAAGGGCTTTCTCGGCCTTTTGGGCAGATGCCCCGGCCTGCTGTGCTGCCGTCTGTGCATCGGTCTTGGCCTGCTCTGCGGCGGTGGCATCGGTGTGCACGGCATCCACCAGCTGCTGCCATGCAGGAGTGCCCGGTTCCGGCTCTGTGCCGTCCTCCGTGCCGCTGTTGGCGCTGACACGATACCGCAGGTCTGCGCTGGTAACGGTCTTGCTGCCGTCGCTGCCCTCAAATGTCACGCAGCCGTTGCCGGGCTGTGCGGTCACGCTGGCAGGCACGGCCACATAGCCGTCTACCACCAGCGAGGATGCCGGGTCTTTGCCGTCCGGGACGTGCCAGAAGCAGCGGATAGCCAGCCCTGCCCACTCGCCGGTTGCATCGACGTGCAGCCTGTACACGCCCCGGTTCTTGGTGTAGCCAAAGCGCACCAGCTGCTCATAGTCCGGCACTTTGACGACGCCATTGGATGCGAGAGATACGCTTTGCTCAATCATGTTTTACTCCTTGTTGATGGTAGGCTTCTTTTCTTCCAGTGCCTTTTTCATCATGCTGACAGCCTTTTCAATCACGCTGTCCAGCACTTCATCGGTGATGAAAGGCTTCAGCCAGTCCGGCAGTGCGCCGCGCAGCGCGGCAAAGACCTGCGCCTTTTTCTTTGCACCCTGACCGCTGCCCATGATGCTGTCCTCGGCGATGGTCACGAGCTCCAGCGCCCAGTCCTTGACGTACTGCTTGTAACCCAGCCGGATAGCGCCAACGGCCAGCGCGGCAAAGCCGATGAACATCAGTACCAGTGCGATGGGTGCGGGGATAAAGTTAAGCATTGCTTCCATGTTTTGTTACTCCTTCCATGAGGTAATTATCGATTTTTTCCTTGCTGGCCTGCATAGCGGGCACGTTGTTTCCGGTCAGCTGTGCTTCCAGCAGGGCACGAACGGCTTCAAGCGTCAGGCGGTTTACTTCGTCGATTTCCCCGAAACGGGATAAATCGCGCCCAAGCGCCAAAGAATGTTGCGCATAGCCCGTTTCTACCGCAGCCAGTCGCTTTTCAATGGTGTCAATGCGCTTGTTCTGCGCATCGTCGGGGGCCTGTGCCTTTTTGACGTACTTGTGGATGATGTCCAGCACCTTGTCGATGGTGATGGCCGCAGCACACAGGCTGCCCAAGATGCCAAGCACCCACAGTAAAGCTTCTTTTTCGGTCATTTACCCTCCCGGAGACGGGTCAGACCCTTCTTGCTGATGATACCCGCATAGTCCTTGTATGCGTGGCTCATGTCAACATTAGTGCTCACCCCCGGCATCCTTGCCGTGCTGGTGTACTGCCACATGCCAAAGGCGAACGCCGTTTTGGGCTTATCCTCAGGCTTGGTTTTGCGCTGGTCTTTGGGGTATCTCGCAAGCCACACGTCGTAGGGCTTCAGCTCTGCACCGCCCATGTAGAGGAAGGTGCTGCCGAACCACAAACCGGTATACGCCATGCTGTACACGCCCCAGCTTTCCACCGTGCTCAGCATGTAGGCCGTCAGGTTGGTCAGCGCGGCCTTGCCCAGCGGCTTCTGCACTTCGTCCTCGATGTCCACGGCCACCGGCAGCTCAAAGCTCCGGCCGATGAGCAGCTTCTTGAAGTAAGCCAGCTCCTTGTCGGCCTGCTCCCGGTTGACTGCCTTGAAGTAGCCATACACGCCGCAGGGGATGCCCAGCCGCTTGCATTCTGCGTAGTTGCGGGCAAACTGCGGGTCAGTGTAGGGGGCACTGGGCCGGCCCGCTGCGCTGTTGCCCATGGCGCGAATCATTACGCCGTCTACCTTGCCGCTCGCCTTTACCTTGTCCCAGTTGATCGTGCCCTGATGCCGGGACACATCCATGATTTCAGCCATAGCGTCCTCCTTACTGCGTGATTTCCTCAAAGCCACTCTTGATAAGAATCGCCTTGACCTTTTCCTTCAGCAGGCGGGGGCAGCGCTCGTACAGCGCCTTTGCATCCTCCATAGTCTCAGCAGACATGATTTCCTGTGCCCACAACATTGCCATCATACGTACCATCCTTTCTAATTTTTGCGTGATTTTATGCATAAACAATCTCGCTCATTTCAAGCAAGCATTGCTTGAGCATTTCGCTTTCTTTTTTCAGTGTCTTGTTTTCTTCCTGAAGCGCCGCCACCGTCTCTGGTAGCTTCTCCCGGGCTTCCTGCTTCTTGCGGGCTTCTTCCTGCGCAGCCAGCTCTTCGGCGGTGTAACGGATGTATTTCTGGATGGGCACCTGTTCCACCCATTCCTCCTGTGCCTGAACGCCGGGGCGGTCAACAATTTTCTGCACGTCCTTGCCACCGTTCGGATACTCAGTCACGGTCTCCCAGTGCCACTGCTCCTCCACGCCCTCTACGGCGGGGTGGATGACTTCTTCGGTGTCGTCGGTCAGGTGGCCCAGCGTCAGGTCAGGGTTTTCAATGGCTGCACCGTTCTCGTCAATGATCTTCATGGTTCAAAACCTCCTTTCTCAGGCCACGCGCCGCCAGATGTGCACATAGTAGGCGGCAGGCTGCACGGTGGCGCTGCGGCCGTAGATCGGGTTCGAGCGGGAAGCGTCGAAACAAAGGTCTTTGCCGGGGGTGCTAGTGCCTGAAGCAGCCCAGTCGTAGGATTTTCCACCTCCATAAAATGCACCGTATGCATTTGGTCTATTGACGTTATAAAAACCAGCTTGCTCATCTGGGCCAGCACGGCCCGTGATGTTGGGCAGACCGGCCTCCACGGTGGTTCCCGCTGCGTGGGTTCTGGACGCACCCATCAGCACCCGCTCGGAGGCAATCTCCTGCCATGTACCTCCGAACAGTGCGGCGGGACTGGTAGTGCTGACTGTTTGAAAAATACTGCCCACGGGGTAGGCTGCCAAAGCGCTGTCCGCAGAAAGCGTTCCGTCCGCATCGACCGTCAGACCGCTGCCCACCTTCACACCGCCCAGCGTGGTGGCGGTGGCAACGGGAAGCTTTATGTTTTTCAGCGCATCGCCAACAGCCTTTGCGTCGGCTGGAGTGCCCTCGACGCTTAGCGTCTTGTCGGTGCTCACGATGGCCGCAGCCCTGTCCGCTTCAGCTTTGGCAGAAGCGGCAGAACTCGCCGCGTTCGTTGCGTCTGCGGACGCTGACCGTTCGCTTTGGGCTGCTTCGGCGGCGGAGATCCGGGCGGCGCTTTCGCTCTCTGCAGCTGCTGCGGCCTTTTTCGTCGCGGTGCTGGCTGCTCCGGCAGCGGTTTGAGCGGCTTGCAAAGCAGCCTGCTGCTGGTCTGTCACTTCCTCGGCGTACTGCTTGACGTACTCCATGCCCTGTGCGATGTCCTCACGGACTTCCACGCCGCGCTCAGCCTTACGGATTCCCGCAATGGCTTCATCAAAAGTTTTATCCATAAAACACCTCCTGTCTCATTAGCCTGACATGTACCCTTTGAGCGATCGACTCAAATCGTAAGCATCGGACGCTTTGCGTGCACTCAAAGTCTGCAGGTCACTGATGCTGGAAAACTCAGTGCCAAATGTAAACTCCTTTTTATCCGGTGAATCCAACGGCTCAACAAGCTTGGAACACAGCAACCAGGTATCTACACCATGCGGTGCAGAGAAAATGTGTGTTTGCTTTCCAATTGCAATACGGCTGACATCAATATCAGCGTCTTTCAGATCGACCGCTTTGACCGTCATGCCGTTCAGATAGCGCAGATTTTTGGCAAGTTCTTCCTCTGCCGCATCCAGCAAAGACTGCGGCGTGCTTTCGATGCCTTCAATAAAGATCACTTTTGTGATGATGCCAAAAAGCTTTTGCGCAGCCAGATCGTTTGCGGTTTCTGTAATGGTTTCTCCCCACGAAAAAACAAGCCATGTTATCTTTTTGGCACCTACCGCGATCACCCGCGTGTAGATGTCCTCTGCTTTGACGTTGTTGGTCAAATCCAGCAGGTTTGTTCCAAAAGCCACCGTCTGGCTGTTTTTATCGGTGATCGCCTGCAGATAGTCCAGATACCGGCGCGGTTTTCCGTTAGGATCCTCTGCATGGCGCAGCACCAGATATCCGCCGTACTTTTCCACCAGCTCACTCTGCAAGATGTCCCATGTAATGCCATAGTTTTTTCCATCGCCAAAGCTGTATGTAGGTTCCTTGACATCAAACAAAAAGCGGGGATCCGTCTTGCCGTTGATAGCAAGGATGTATTTCCCGTTTTGCTCGGCGATTTTAAAAGTCTTGGATTCAGATGCCTGCTCAACGTTATAAATGGAGTACGTGCCAAAATTCTTGTTGCAAGTACCGCAGACGATTTCGGCTTTTTTCACTTCGACCTTTGCAGCGTACGTTTTGCCCTTTACATAGGCTGCAAACAGACGCACGCGGAAATTGTTGCTTCCAATCCGTGAAATAATGCGACCTTCCGCAATGTGCTCTTCATCGATTTCCCAGCTCAGGCAGGAAGCTTTGTTGGTCTCTGTTTCCTCATAGAAAATATTCGTCTTTCCATCCACGGGGTCTACAATTCCCCAATGGTAAATGTAATCTCCATCATTAGAATCGTAGCTGTAACCCACCTGCACGACTTTGATGCCGTCGATATAGGGCACGATCATGGGAATGTCCATTTGCACATTGCCGGGAGTAAAAGCTTTGTATGCATCTACCATTCCGTTGTGGTTATCGCAGATCCATTCCAAAAATTGCGAAAAGCTCACATTTTTTGCAGCGTATGGCGCAATGCCGCTGTCATTCAGATACGCAAGCTCTCCTTCGCAGTAGATTTTCTGACGCATCAAAAAATCCTGCTCATGGCTCATAGGACGGCCCTGCCAGATGGAAACGCCGTCCTGTTCCACCTCTACCGTAGTGCGCAGCTTTTGCAGCGCAGAGTGTGCCACATTGCCCAGCGGAATGGTAAACTCAAAAGAGCCAGCTTTACCCACTTCGCGGGTCAGCGTGGGGCTGATGAGCTTTTTCGTGTCGGTAATATCACTGATATCGTGGATACAGACCCTAGTTTTCCATGTGTCTACATCCGTCTGCACGCCAGCATAAACTTTATAGCTCATAGGCTTGCCCCCAAATATTTGATGCTGATGCTGCAGTCTGCCGATGCAGCAAAAACGAGGGTGCCCACCACGCCATCCGGCATAGTAAGCCCCTCGATATACTGCCAGTCGGTGGACTTGGCCAGAATGCCCACCTCAAAGCCATTGAGAGACACCGCGATGTTTGCGGCGGTCTCGCTGCGCTTGAAGTAGATGCCGGCCGCACGCGGTGCACCGGTGATGGACACCTCTTTGTCCTCGCCCGCCTTGAGCGGGATATTCGTGTAGTTGCGCACAATATCATGCTCAAAGTTAAAATCGTCCCACAGCCAGTCGTTGGTGCCGTCGTAGACGCTGCGCTTGAAGGGGTTGCAGGTGCCGGTGATGGTAAAGGTGCTGGAAAGCCGGTCGCGGGAGGGTGTGACTTTCCAAAGCCCTTCCCAGTACCACGCCGGGTCTTCATCAAAGCGGCACTGCAGCCACTTGCCATGAATGGCATTGGCAATGGTGCTTTCGATGTAAGGCCACTTGCTTTTTGGCGCGTTGCACAGCAGTTCCATCGTAATGGTTCGCTTTTTGTAATGTACCTTGCCGTCGTCCCATGTGGTCAGGTTCAGCAGTGAATCAGATCCGGTGACCTGCACAAGGTATTCTTCCGGTTCTGCCGCGCCGATTTTAGGGCTGCCTACCTTGAGGTACAGCCCCCAATCTGTCAGGGTGTGAAAATTTCCGATTTTTGCCCCCAGAAGCTTTGCCATTACACACCCCTCGCTTTCCGTTCCACTGTCACGCCGATGCGTGCATCTACGTTGGTCGCCATGCGGGTCGACAGCACGCCCACCAGCTCGCCGGAGTCCATGACCACCTGACCCTTGCCGATGTCGGGCAGATGCTCGTCCAGCATCCCCTCGATGCGCTCCAGAATGCTGGTCTGCCGGTCAACAATGGACTGTTGGCCGGTAACGCGGTACTGCAGGGCCGCACGGGTGGAGAAGGTGCCCAGACTGTCATACACGCCGGTCTTGTCAAAGGGACTCTGGTAGTGGCTGACAGGCTTCTGATTATTCTTCTTGTTCATCCACAGGGCAAGGCCAATGCCGCCAGCGACAGCGCCCACGCCCAGGATCAGGGCAAGAATAGGATTTGCTGCAACGAAAGACACAATAGTGCCCAGTGCAGAGGTGATGCCACCAGCCATGCCGGAAAAGCTCTGCACGATGCTGCCTAGTGCTCCGCCCACGCCGCCGGACTTTGCAAGACCGTCGATGATCTCACCAAAAGCCTTGACCGAGTTGGTCACACCGTCGATATCGGATTTTACCCCGCCGTCAGAAAAAAGCTTCTGGAAGATGTCAAATGCCTTGCCGATGCCGCCACTGAAGTAGCCCTCATTGACCGCAGCTGCCGCGTCCGCAAGCCACTTAGAGATCACGTCACGCTGCTCCTGCGATACTTCGCCCCAGATCAGATTGACAAAATCCAGCCCAAGACCTGCCCAGTCGCCGTTTTTGGCATCACTAAAGGCGCTTTTTACCAGCCCGAAAATGCCCTTATCCAGCTGGCCGGAAGCCTCGCTCAGCTGCTGGTCAATGCGGTTCTGGGTGCCCTTCACGCTCTTGTCAATGAGGTTGGAGGTCTCCGTCACCTTGTCTTGAACGCCGTCGATGTAGGTGATGATCTTCTCGTAGGTCTCCGCGCCGTTCTCGCCGATGCGCTGCCCGGTCTCTGTGACGTTCTTCTTGATATGCTCGCTGCCGTCCGCGTACTTTTCCACTGCCTGCTGCACCTTTGTGGTGATTCCGTCAACGGTGGTTTCAGAAATGTTGGTAAAGGTGCCCAGCAGCGTTTTTGACATGTCATCATAGGTCTTTGTGACCTTTGTGACCGTGCCGTTGACTTTGGTCTCGACCTGCTTAAAGGTCGTGGCAACACCGTTCACCATCTCCTTGCCGGTCGTGGTGGTGGTCTCGGTGATGCGGTCTTTGATTTTGCCCGCGCTGTCCTTGACCTTTTCGGTAAGGGTCTGGATGCTGGTGGTCACAGTGCCCAGAGCATTTTGTGCGGTGGTGGTAGCTGTGCTGGAGATGGACGAAATGACTGTTTCGGTGGTGGACTTGGAGCCGGAGGATCTGGATTTTTTGCCAGCGGAAGAACCAGACGGGATAGTTGTAATGGAGCTGCCGCCGTTGCCGCTGGCTGCCGCCAGCTCCGCCTGACGCTCCGACCAGCTCTTGTTGCTGATGCCAATGCCATTTAATGCATTTTCCCGCATCCTGTTACGGTTACTCTTCCGGTTATTTGCATCCGCGTACTCTTCGTAGGTATCGAAGTCTGCTGTGGCGGCTTTTCCGAGAAAACGGTTGAGTTTATAGCTCAGCTGATCCAGCCATGTGGTGGCTTTGCTTGCGAAGTCCTTGAGAGCGTTTTTTGCCGTGTTGATAGGCTCCGTCAAGCCGGTGATCGCGCCTGCGAGACCAATCCATCCGTCCGTTTTGTAAGCGTCCTGCGCCTTTACGATCAGATCATTCAGATTGCCGATTACAACGCCGATTCCGCTGCTCAAGTCACTTGTCATAAGACCGGCCAGCTGCTTCACATTGTCCTTCAGGGTGGAAACGCGGCCATTCATGGTCTGGCTCTGGGTGTCCATGCTGTTGTAGTAACGCCCGCCCTCTTCGGAAGCGGCCTGCAAAGCCTGCGTCAGCAGATCATAACTGATGGTCATTTTCTGCACTTCGGCGGTGGACTTGCCTGTGTAGTCGGCCAGAATGCCGTACACGTCGATGCCGGCATAAGCAAACTGCTTGATGTCGGCCGATGTAGCCTTGCCGGTGTTGGCGATCTGCTGAAGATTCTGCGCCATGCGGTTCAACTCGTCGTTGCCGCCGCCGGTCGCAGAGACCGCGTCGCCCAGCGCCATAATGGTATTGCGGGCATAGGAAGCGTTCTCGCCTGCAGAGATCAGGTACTGGTTTGCCTGTGTCAGGCTCGCCACGTCAAAGGGGGTTTTTGCCGCGTCTTCCTGAATCTGGCTCATGACCTGCTGCGCCGCTTCCGCGCTGCCCAGCATATTGGTAAAGCCGGTGGTGTATTTCTCGATCTGGGCGTTGTACTCGATGCCGGAAGAGATGAAACCCTCTGCGGCACTGAGTGCAGCGGAGCCGAGCTTCGAGAAGACGTTCGCCATGACCGTGCCCTGCGCAATGGCACCGGCCAGAGACTTGCCGGACCACGATGCGGCATCCCCAAAGCTGTTCATGTACCCTTCCGCAGTCTTTAGCCCCTGTGCCGTGGTATTGAGTTGGGCCTGAGCTTCTTTCAGCTTCTGGGCAAATTCCTTAGTTTTTTCGGAGGTTTCCCCGGTCTCTTTCCGTGATTTCTGATAGGCTGCCGTAAGGTGAATGACTTCATTGTACAGCCGGTTATAATCCTTCATCATGGTGGAGACAGCGGTCTTAGTCTGAGACTTCGCCTCTTCCACGCCCTGCCGGTAGGCGCTGTCGTCCAGCCCGAGGGTGGCGCTCAATTCAAAAAGTTTCAGGTTTCATCACCCCCGTTCAAGCCATTTTTAATGCGTGCTATCACTTCATCAGCGGACGGCTGCGGCGGCTGTGGGCGGTTTTCTACAAGCCCGGCCACCATGTCGTACCACCGCTCTTCCGCGCCTATAAGGTGCGCCAGAGCGTCCGTCATGTACGCCTGATAGCTGAGCGTGATGCGCTCTTGCCGCAAAGCGTTCAGGCAGTGCTGCAAAATGTACGGCCTGCCAAACAGCCGCAGCGCGTCCGGGCTGATGGAAGAAATCAGGCGTCTGTACCCGCCAGCACCAACGGCAGACACCAGAGCAAAAAATCCAGCACATCATCGTTGTTCAGCAGCTCTTTCACCGCGCGCATCTTCTTGAACGGGCCGATATTTTCAACCACCCCATTTTCATCCACGTCCGGCTCATAGAGCAGCGGAAGCAGCTTTGCGGTGGCAGCGGCATTGTCGAACAGCAAGCTTTTTGCCATAGCCTGAATGTTCTTTTTTGCCTGCTCCTTCTTCTTCTGCTCCAGCTCCTCCGGCGTTTCATCGCCGGTCAGGACCGGCAGAACCTTGCGCAGCTCCATGATCTTGGATTTTTCCAAGACCTCCTCTGCCACATCGGCGATCTGCCAGCAGTGGCGCAGAAACTCTTCATCGGGCAGCTCTGTCAAAAATTTCATGCGGTATCCTCCTTATGCTGCGGCCTTGGGGCTGTAATACCACTCCATGGGCACCACATCACTGCCCAGACGGGGGCAGCCTGTCAGGGTGACTGCAATGTTGCCCTTGCCCTTGTCGGTCGTCTTCAGGGTCAAACCGCCGGTGGACAGTGCATTCATCAGCCGGACTGCAACCATACCGCCATCCAGCGTGTCTCCAACCCACCAGATGTCCTTGAAGTCGCCGGTGCTGGCGGTGGGATTCAGCATCATGCGGGGTGTGACCTTCTTGTCACTCACATCCGCAGCGCCAATCGCCATCTTGATAACGTCCGTTGTGGCATTCAGGGCCGTAAAAGCCAGCGTGCAGTCGTAACTCTCGATCTGCATCAGCTCTGCGGTGTTCTTCTGGGCGTTGTCCACGTCTTCGCCAAGATCGGTGAAGTTCGCCTTGCAGGTCGCGGTGATGCCGCCGGTCGTGGCAGTAATAATGTCTGCGTCCTGAACTTCGGTCTCGCCGGTTACATCAAACTTGTTGACCACGATGCCTGCGTTGAACTGCATGGATTCAAACGCTTTCTGCGAAATTTTGGAAAATTTTCTTGCCATATTGCTCCTTACTCGCAAAATTGCGTGATTTCAAAATTGAGATATTCGCACAGATACCCTTCAGGCGGGTTATCGAGGGGCTGTGCCCATGGGGTGCCTTTTTGCAAAAGAATAGCGCCGCCCTCGCATTTGATAGTCAAACCACCTCTTGGAAGGGCCGCGCTGATCGTATCTTCGGTTTGCAGGATGGGGGCTCTGCCGCCCTTACTGGGGTACCACAGCCGGGCGTGGAAGGATGCCGTTTCATTCCACCCGCCGGGAATGGTGGGCTTGTAGGTCAGATAGGGCAGGGAAGCGGCAGGAGGGATGTTATCTTCCAGATAGCCCGGGATGCCAAAGCCGTTGAAAAAAGCGTTCAGCGCCCGGTTGATGCTCTCAGACGGTCCCATTACGGCAACACCGCCTTTTTGCACTTGACGGCTCGCAGTCCCATGCCGGATTCCGGCGGGGCCTTGCCCTCATCTGCCGCGCTGGTGATCTGGAAAGTCTGCCCGTCGCTCACCCGCTTGATGTAGTCCGGAAAAGCCAGAGGCACACCGGTATTGACCAGCAGCGTATAGGTGGACGCTGTAGCTGCCTGCTCTGCAACCTGAGCCTCCACGGTGGTATCGTGGCGCTCTACGGCCTTAAATTCCGGGCCGTCCTGCCAACCGGAAACAAAGCCGCCCACGCCGTCCGGCTCATAGCTGCGGGTCTGAAAACGGTATTTTTGGGTAAAGCTCTGCATCACGGTGGATGCAGCGAACGGATTGACCATGTCACATCTTCCTCCAATGATTGATTTCGGATTTATAGTGGGTCTTGCCGTCTGCAGGCAGGCCGTCCGCGCCTGTAGCCATCGTGCCGGACCACCCGGCAAAAGACTGGGACACATACACGCCGCCGGACGGCAGTGCCTTGTCGTATGCGTCGATTTTTTCAGCCAGCGCCACAAAATCAGGCGGCACGCGCATGGGCTGCACCGTCCCGGTGAAGGTCTCGGCGGTCAGATCGCCGTCCCCGGCCTTGTGCACGCCGTCATTGAAGATGGATCCGCACACGAGGAAATACTGCCCCGGCACTACCCCGGCGGGCACGGTATCCGGCTCAAAAGCAAACTCCCCGGCAACGGGATCATCTGCCCGGTCAAAAAAATTGTGCGTGTAAACACACAGCTCGGGGACGGTCATAAAGAGTCACCTCTTCTCAGCGCCCGGTGGATTCAGAGGCGGCCACAGCGGGCTCGGTGTTGGACGTGCCGACGGTCACGACTGCGATGCCGTCCAGATACTCTGCCCACAGCTTCATGCCCATGATGGCATAGTTGGTAGTGGTGGCGTTCTTGTAGTTGTACTCGGTATGGTAGCCCAGCAGGTTGGTCTCGCCGGAGACGGTGTAGTTTGCGCCCATGGTGGCATAGTCGCGGTCTGCGGGATCCACGTAGTACAGGTCGATGTTCTCCACGGGAATGGCAATCACCTTCTTCTGCTCGATGTAATCATCAGGCAGGAGGAAGAGGGTGCTGTAGCCGAGGAAGTTCTTGACGTAGTTCAGGCCGAACTCGGTCTGAACGGTGATCTCCTTGTCGCCCAGGTAATCGTAAAAGTCCATGATGTTGGCAAAGCCCACGACCTCGGTCACGTCTAGATTGTCGTTGGCAAAGCGCTTCAGGACTGCGCCCTTTGCGATAGCCAGAGCACGCTGCCAGGTCTTCTGGGTGCCCACCAGCTTGCCGGTCTTGAGGAAGGTGTAAAAGTCGGTCAGGACCTTCTTCTGCAGCTCATTGCGGAAAGCAGTATCGGTGCGCTCCACGGCCACAGTTGCGCCGTACTTGGTGACGGCTTCGATAGAAACGGCCTTTGCCCACTTGCCGAGCTCGATGTCGTCATAGGCCACAGGCTCGACCTTGGTCTTGGTCAGAGGGATGTCTTCACCCTCACCCACGGCGGTGCCGCCCTGCAGGCCACCGTCAACAGTTGCCTTGTAGGAGACCAGCTTGGTGCCGGGTGCCTTGCGGATGGGGCGCATGATGCCCAGAATGGTGCGCAGAGCGTCCCAGTTCTTCTGGAACTGGGTAACAAAATCCACCTCGCGAATAGAGGTAGTGATCTGGGAAGCAGTGGTAAGATTTTCGGGTGCTGCCATGTGTTACTCCTTTGCTGCAAGCCCGAACGCTTCAGGGTTGGCCGCAATGGCCGCCTGCCGTTCGCTTGCGTCTTTGATGTTGATGATCTGTTCTTTGGTCATTTTGGAGCCGGTGTTGGTGGGCGGGGTGTCCACCTTCGCGCCGGTGGTGGTCGTAGTTCCTACGAAGTCGCTCCAATCAGCTTTCAGGCTGTCGGCGTGCTTCTTGGCGTCCTTGACCTCGCCCTTATCGTCCAGCTCCAGCTTGTCGATATCCTCGCCAGACAGCCGCACAACGCGGTCTGCATACTTGTCCAGCACCCCGGCAGCCTTCAGCAGCTCCCGGAACTTGGCTTCCTTGGCTGCGTGGGTGTCTTTCTGGGTCTGCTGAGCCTTGTAGTCGGTCAGCGCCTTTTCAGCGGCCTGCTTGCCGCCGTTGGCTGCGTCCCGGTCTTTCTCGGCCTGTGTGCGGGCTTCTTTTTCTGCATCCAGCTGGTCTTTGAGTTCGTCCGTCTCCTTGTGCAGGGCGTCCAGAATGGCCTTGGCCTTGTCATCGTTGGAGGTTTCGGGGTCCTCCAGAATCGTGCGGATGTCAGCTCTTTTGAGTGCCATGTGATAGTCCTTTCCGCCCTTGCTCGGGCTGCCATGCTTGGCAATAAGGTTTAATTTGCCGGACGTGCTGCCGGTGTGGTGCCGCCTGTGGGGCTTGAACCCACGGCCCCCGGATTAAAAGTCCGGTGCTCTGCCAGACTGAGCTAAAACGGCATAAAAAAGCGGCTGATGCTGTGCGCCAACCGCTGAGTATTAAATTTTACGGCCTTGTTTCCACACTGGGCAGGATGTCGGTGTGGAAATAGAGCTTGTAGTGGTAGGGGTCGGTATGGGTGCCGGTGATGTCCTCCACCACATACATGGTGTAGTCGTTCAGGTAGATGTAATTCTTGCGGTAGGTGTCCGGGCCGATTTTTACAGTGCAGACCAGCTCGTTGTTCGAGTTGTTGGAAATGGACATATAGCCCTCGGCCTCCATGATGACCTTGTCCGTGCGGGCGTTGTAGACGGTGATCTTGCGTTCGCTCTCAAAATAGTCGGCCTGCTTTGAGATGTTGGCGTTCGCCTTGTCTGCCTCAGAGCAGCCGCATAGAAGCAACACTGCCAAAAGCGTAATTGCTGCAAAAAACTTTTTCATGTTTATTCTCCTTTGCGAAAATCCAAGCATTCTTTGATAACAGCTACCTCTTCTTTGCTGAATATCGGCTTATCCGCGTAAACCGATACCGTTATCTCAACCTTTGCTCTACCCTCGCCATAAACCAAATCGCAAAGGGCTTGCAAGTTTTTAGTGGCTTCTTTTCCTTCCTCTAAAAACTTTTTCCTCAGCACTTCTTTTTCTCCGCAGCTCTCGATTGTTAAGAGCTTCTTTTTGGTTTCCTCAATATCTTTTTCTGCCTGTTCTGCAATAGCAAGTCCTCTTTCTTTGAGAAAACAATGCATTGTGAGCAAATCTTCAAGTCTCTCTTTTTCTGTCATGTTATTCTCCCTTCTCCGCTTCTTCCACCGCGATCTCTCGCAGCTCGTCAATATGATCTTCCACCGCCGGGCGTAGGAACGGACGGGGTGCCATGCCCCGGGTAAAGTGCCATTTGCCGTTGAAGTCCTTCCAGACCCACGGCGTTTTACGTCCGTTGCCCTTCTCGGCAAAGATGCCCGTGCCCATCTCCACATACACGCTGTAAAACAGGTTGCTGCCGATGGTCACGGTCTTTTTTGCGAGGTCTACGGCGTAGGTCAGGCTCTGCTTGAGCGCGCCGCCCACGTAGTCCTCAATGCCCGTACTGTCTGCTGTGCCAGTAGGCACAAGCAGCTGGGCATAGTCCTGCACCTTCATGCCCCAGATGGTCAGCACCCGCTCCGCCCACGAGTCCAGCGCCTCATGCAGCTGCGGGGTGTTGTCGGTGAATTTGATGTCGTAGTTAAAGTTCATGGCTTATCTCTCGATTCTCGCTTTTTCTTTAAGATGCGACCGCACTCAGGGCAGAAATTCAGCTGTCCGGCACGATGCGTTACCGTACCGCACACGCCTGCGCCTTTCCTGTGCGTTTTTGTGATAAGACTGACTTGAAACGTGGTGTAAAGGTCGTTTTCCCCTTTGGGGGAATTTTTCTTCCACCACGCAAGCCTCTCGCAAAATTTGCAAGGCTTCTTCTCATCCATGCTTTGCGACCTCCTTCTTTCTCTTGCGCTCTTCCGCCCACCGCATTTGCTCTTTCTCTTTGCCGCCCTTGGATTTATACCACTCGGTGTAATCCATGACGGGGGTGGTCTCTTTGGTCACATTGTCTCGCTGCATGGCGTTCTGCCGGGGATACTTGCCCAGCGCAGAGGACAGCACACAGCGGCAGTGGTAGACCATCTCCGGGGCGGCGTTTGGGTCGCCGGGGCGCTGAATCTCGTAACCCATGACCTTGAAAGGCTCGTCAAGCTCTGCCGTCTGCTGATCCAGCAGGCGGTGCATCTCACGGGTGCGGTAGTCGTGTGTGGAGTTCCAGCGCTTTTTGACCTCGATGCCCAAAACCTGGGCGTTGCGCATCTGCTGCAAAGCCCCGGCGTTCTGGGCGCTGGTAAGGGCTGTGATGGCGTTGTTCATAGCCCAGTGGATCTCTGTATCAGCCATTCCGTTCACCGCCTGCACGGCGATGTCGTGGACGCTCTTGCCCTGCACGATGCCCTGCATGACATAGCGGTTGAACACCCTGGCATCATAGGTGCGGTTGCTCTCGCTCTTGATGCGCTTGTTAGGCACCATGCGGGGGTTCTCTCTCAGCAGGAGCTTGACCGCTTCGGTGTTGTACAGTGTCAGCCCGAACGTCACGCCTGCGGCCTGTTCCAGCTCGTAGAAAGCCCAGTTTGCACCAAAGGAAAAGATGTTATATTGCTCGTCCCGGGCTAGCTTGTAAGCCGTCTCTTGGGCTGTGGTGCAGGTCTGCGTGATGCCGTCCAGCTTTGCGCGCATCAAATCGGACTGAAAGACCTGATTTTGCAGCCAGATGCGGTAGTCGTCCTCGGTGATCTCGCCTGCGTCCAGCTGCGCCCGCTTGCGCTCGTCCAGCGCTTTGTACTTTGCCAGAAACTCGGTAAGCTGCTTTTGCATCTCCCGGCGGGCAGTGCCATACACCCGGAGGATGCGGCGGCGCAGGCGGTTCAGCTGGCGGGTCGAAATGCGGTCACGGTCGGTCATAAGCCAATCGCCCGCGCAACGGCCAGAAAGCACCCAGCCACAACGGCAAAATCAGCGACAAAAAGCATCACATCGACCGATCTTCCAAGAGGATCATAATTTTTGCTGTTTTTTTTCATCTTCGTCCTCCTCCTCGCCCACGGTCTCCCGCGTTGCGCTCTCAGCCATCAGCGCCGCCTTAGCCTGCTCCTTTTGTTCCGGGGTCAGGTTGGGCAGCAGGTCAATGGCCATGTCCT